CTTTCACAAGCTATAACTGATTACTTGGAGATCATAGAACAGGAAAAAGAGGATTCTTCAGATGAGGTTGATATCTCGGAAGAAGATGAATCTCAATCCGGATATGCACTTTTATGTGAAAAGCTAAGTGAACCGTTCGCCGATTATGTGTTCTTTCACATTTTACGCGACATGAATACACAGGCTACTATCACCGGCCTTGTAAGATTGAAATGTGCTAACGAGTATATATCTCCGATCAAGAGACAGGTTAGTGTCTGGAACAGCATGGTGAAGAAGAATCGGCTCTTTGTAGAATGGGCTATGTCTGATGATTGTCCTTTTACTGGTTTGAAGATTCAAAAGAATCTATTAACTCCAATTAATACTTTCAATTTATGATGTACTTAGATATAACAGAGCTGTTTGAAGAAGTGGTTAAAAAACTTCCTGAAGGTCTTGAAATTCTCTATCCCAATGGGAAAGGTGGGGCAAAAATTGTAAAGTCACCAAGATTGAATTACATCTTTGGTAGCAGTCAATATATCAAGGACATATTAGATGAATACAGTAAATCTCCTGGTCAGTCTGAAAAAAAGTTCCCGTTGGTTGCACTCTTTACTCCAATTTATGAAGATAGAAGTGATCCAAATTATTTTTCTAAGGCAAAGGTTTCGTTGATTATAGTTTGTTCATCCTGTAAGGAGTGGAGTAATGAGGAACGTAGAACTACATCTTTCAAGAATATTCTCCGTCCAATCTATAAACGTTTGTTGGAAGTATTATATGAAGATTCCCGGTTCGACTGCGACTGTGACGAGAAAGTGAAACATAGTTATTCAGAGAATTATTCGTATGGTAGATACGGAGCCTATACAGATTCCGGTAAGGCTGTGAGCGAGCCCATAGATGCCATAAACATACGCTCAATGGAAATAAAAATTAATAATCTTAATTGTAGAAGAAAATGAGAAAGATTAGAACATGTAAAGGTGGCCGGATGAATACAGGTAGTTCCGCATGTAAAATCGACTGGAAGAAAGTCAAAGGTGCTATAATGGCAGAACATGGCGTGAAACTTCCTGCCGATCTTACAAGTGAGAAGTTACTTGAATTATGCCATGCTGACCGCCCGGATCGTATTTATCCTATTTTCCCATTCTTGGAATATGCTTCGAATGGAGGTGATCCACAGGTAAATGCGACTGGTTATGGTGCAAGTGAGTACAATGGGCTTAATGCTCTTACAGATACCTTTACTTTGAAGAGTTTCGACGAAGTTTTGAATGCTCAACTTTTGAAGTGTGCTAACAAGGGGTGGGACGTATATTTTTGGAATCAAGATAACACATTGATTGGCTTTAATGATGGTACAGATGTGTTGGCTGGCATTTCAATGTCTTCAGTTTATCCGACTGTAACCCGTTTCCCGACAAGTGGTGCAAAATCAACTATGACTGTAAGTTTTGCTCATGAGGATGCAGAAGAAAGCCTGTTGAATTTTGATTATGTGCAGTTAGATTTCAATCCTAAAAATTTCTTGATGGGCTTGGTTGATGTCGTTCTTGAAAAGACAGAAGCGGAAAATGCCTACAAGATTATCGAGAAGATTGGTGGCTACGATCGTACAGAAGAATTCGGAAGCCTCATCGCTGATAGTGCTGCCGAGGTTATGAATAATACAACTTCTGCTTCTTATGCTGATGGTGTAATAACCATTGTTCCAAAGGCTGGGGTTGTTCCATCTTTGAAAGCTCCTTCTGTGTTGTTTGAAAAGGGAATTAAAGGTATTGAGCAAGTAGCATGAAAACAGATGGCGTAACGTTCGTTGATTCCGTTGTTAAGGATATGACGAAGGAAGAATTTATTGAGGCTCATATCAATGTAGTATGGCTGAACTTGAAAGAAGATAAGCGTAGAAAGAAGCTTTCTGATGTGTATGATACCATGACTAAATAACCAACGGGCTGGGGTGTAAAATGCAGCCCGGCCCGTTTTATTATTCATTATATGGCAGATTTCGATAAGGTTTATGACGTGATTCATTCCATTGCTTCCGGGTTTAAAGAAGAGTGTGTCAAATGTATGGAGGAAAATAAGAATGTGCTTATTGACTGCATACAGGAACAGCTATATAGTGGTTTGGATGGTACCGAACATTTATTGAATCCTACTTATGACAACGACACTTATTTCAATGAACCCGGTCCCTGGCAAAATCAAGCAGAACGGTATAAGTCTTGGAAAGAGAAGATAACTCCACCTCTTAGAGGTGAGATGCTCTATTTGCCACCGCGTCCGGTCGAGGTACCTAACCTTTTTATTATCGGTACTTTTTATGATAGCATTTTTGCGCAGAAGATAGATTCCGGATTACGTTTTGAAACAAAAGGTTTTAAAGAGGGGCCATCTATTGAAAGAAAGTATGGTGAACAGGTTCTTGGCGTTGGAGATACTGCAAAGGAGTATTTCAATATCATGTATCTCCGTCCATGGTTAGAGCGTTTCTTTTCTGAATGTGGGTATCGGTAGGCTATGGCTTGTGGATGTGAAATAAAGAAAATACAAAGTGAACTGGATCGTATCAGTGAACTTGCAAAGAAAGCGGCCATCTTGGACGGCTGTATGTATGTCGTCTATCAAAAGGAGGATGGTACCTATGCTTTTGATAAGGCTGAAAATGAGATTAAAGGAAAGATTATCGAATATAGACATTACCTATAAATCGTTATTATGGCAGAATTAGTAATAGAAGGACTTGTTAAGGATGGTGAGATTCAAACATTAGTTGAACTGGACAACACTATTGAGCGTGTAAGGGCAACGTATGCCAATGCAGCTAAAGATCTTGCAAAAGGGTTAAAGATAAATGTGGATGGAATTGCCGATCTTGAAAAGTTAGGCTCTATATATACTACTCAATCAAAAAATGCGAGTTCCGCTTCTAATGAATTGACCGAAGCTCTTAGAAAACAGTCGGAAATATCCCAGACTGTGACAAAACGTATAGAGGAAAAACTGAATGCAGAAAAGCTTTCCACGGCTGAAATCAAGAAGCTTACTAAGGCAAGCGCTGATAATGCTGCTTCTTTAGAAAAAAGTGCTAAAGCAGAGGCTAATTTAACCAAAGCTCAAAACGCAGGCAATAGTACTCGCAAGAAAACTGTATTGACCGAGGAAGAACGGTTAAAGCTCATCCGGACAGCTATCACTCTCACTAATCAGGAAGTACATAGTAAGGCGCAAGCAAAAGAAATGAATAAACAGCTTCAAAAGGCTGTAGATGTATTGAAAGATACTGATGAGAACTATATCCGGACTCTTGCACGCCTTAACTCCACAATAGGTATTAATACCGATTATGTGAAACGTAACTCCGACCGATATACACAACAGAAGATGACAGTAGGTGCATATCGGGAAGAAATCAAAGCTGCTATCATTGAATTAGAGAATGGCAATAGATCTATGAAAAACATGGGTATTATTGCTCGAAATTCCGGTTTGATGCTTCAACAGCACATGGGTAAAGGCTTGAGCCAAGTCGGCATGGGGTTAAAAGGCATAGCTGCTGGATATATTGGTGCACAAGCTGTTGTTACAGGTGTTGTTGCTTTATTCACCAAATTACGTGAAGGGGTTGGGGATATCGTTAAGTTTGAATATGCCAATAGCCGTCTTGCAGCTATATTAGGTACTACTTCAAATAAAATAAAAGAATTAACTTCTGATGCTCAACGTTTGGGAGCTACTACTAAATATACTGCTTCGGAAGCTACTGAATTACAAATAGAGTTAGCAAAATTAGGATTTACAAGAAAAGAAATTTTAGAATCAACAGAAGCTGTACTCAAATTTGCTCAAGCGACTGGTGCTGAATTATCAGATGCTGCAGCTTTATCAGGTGCAGCTTTGAGAATGTTTAATGCAGATACTAAAGAAACTGAACGCTATGTTTCTGCTATGGCAGTTGCAACCTCGAAAAGTGCTTTATCTTTTTCATATCTTGCTACTGCATTACCTATCGTAGGCCCGGTTGCTAAGGCTTTCAATTTTACCATAGAAGATACTTTGGCATTAGTCGGAAAGCTTGCAGATTCTGGCTTTGATGCTTCTATGTCTGCTACCGCTACACGTAATATTCTATTAAATTTAGCTGATACTAATGGTGTACTTGCAAAATCACTGGGAGGTCCTGTAAAGACATTGCCTGAATTGGTTATTGGTTTACAGAAGTTGAAAGAGCAGGGAGTAGATTTGAATACTACGCTTGAAATGACGGATAAACGGAGTGTAGCAGCTTTCAACGCTTTCCTTACTGCCGCTGATAAGATTGTTCCGTTACGTGATCAAATAACTGGTGTAGATGGAGAGCTTGCAAATATGGCACACACAATGGGAGATAATGTTCAGGGAGCTTTGGCTAATCTTTCGTCTGCATGGGAAGCATTCATGCTCTCATTTTCTGAATCAACAGGTCCTGCAAAAGAGTTTCTTAATTGGATGGCTGATAAGATTAGAAGCATAGCTAATGATTTAAAATCTCCCGAAGATAAAATAACTCAAATAGAAACAAACTTTAGAGGACTTGCACAAAAGGATGCAAATAATAAAATATTGGAAGCTGAAAAAGAGTTTCAAAGTGAGTATAAGAGACTTCTTGATGCAGGTGATTCAGAGGAAGAAGCATATACCAAGGCTGTTATTCAAATGAAGAATAAACGAATTGAAGTGACAGCTCAAGAACGTAAGGCTTTAGAAAGAATGAAAACTGGTGCCCTGTACTCTACATCAGAATTTGAAAATATGTCATGGTTTAAAAATGCAGGTGCTAAGATGTTTGGAGTATATACAAAAGAAGCTCAAAAAGCTGATAGGGCGCAATTAGAGTTTTCTAAAAATTTCTTTAGGATATATTCGAGTGATGAATTTAATGCTGGACTTGATAAAATTGCGGAAAAATTTAATCCAAAGAATGAAAATGCAGAAAGTACTTTCAAGAAACCTCTTACTGATAAGGAAAAACGAGAATTAGAGAAAGCTGCACAGGAGAAATTGAAAATCCAGCAGGCTTATCAAGAATCAGAACTTTCCCTTATGGATGAGGGATTAGAGAAAGAACTTGCCCGTATTGGTATTGAGTATTCTAAGAAGATAGCTGCTGTTAAAGGATATAGTAGGGAAGAGATTGCAACTCGGAAGAATCTTGCTAAAGAGATGCAGCGTGCTCTTGATGAATATTCCATCAAGTATAATTCAGATCGTGAAAAGAAGGATATTGAAAATGCCCTTACTGTTGTTAGAAAAGGTTCTAAAGAGGAATTGGATTTAAAACTTCAACAGTTGGAACTTCAACGTGAGAGTGAAATTGATGTAGCAGAGAAAACTGGTGAAGATGTGTTCCTCATTGCTGAAAAGTATGCAAAGAAGAAAAAGGAATTGTATGAGAAGTATGCTTCCGATCAAATTTCATTGATCGCTGAAAATGCAGCTCATGAGCAAAAGATTCGTGATGAAGAGCACATCATGGATATGCTTGCGCTGAAAAAGAAATTAGCTTCTAAACAAATTACACAGCAGGAATATGCAGCAGAGGAATACCGGTTACGGCTTGATTATGCTCGAAAGACTACCGAAGCCGCTATTGATGCCTTAGAATTGGAGCTTCAAGCAGATAACCTTAGTGCAGATGATAGGGCTAAGATTGCCGAACAGTTGCAAAAACTAAAGGCTGATCTTGCCGAAGAGGAAGCCGAAGCAGAGATTGCCGCTATCAATAGCGTTACCAAAGCAGATGAAAGGGCGCAGAAAGAACGTCAAAAGAATCTCAAAAAATGGTTGCAGACTGCATCTCAAGCTATTGGTGCAATCGGCAACCTTGTCAGTGCTGTTTATGACGGCCAGATTGACCGAATAGAGGAAGAACAGGATGCAAATGATGAGAAGTATGAGAAAGATGTAGAACGTTATGAGAAGCAGGCTGAACAAGGTGCCATATCGGAAGAGGAAGCCGAAGCCCGCAAACGTTCTGCAAAAGCTGCTACTGAAGCTAAGAATGAGGAACTTGAAAAGAAAAAGCAAGAGATTGCCCATAAACAAGCTGTATGGGAGAAAGCAACGAGTATTGCCCAGGCTGGAATAGCGACTGCACTTGCTATTACTGAAGCATTACCCAATATTCCATTATCAATTTTGATTGGTGCATTGGGGGCCATCCAAGTTGCAACTATTCTTGCAACTCCGATTCCTTCTTATGCTGAAGGAACGAAAGACGGTACTCATCCGGGCGGTAAAGCATTGGTGGGTGATGCTGGTAAACATGAGGTTGTCATGTATGCTGGTAAAGCATGGGTGACACCCGATACTCCTACACTTGTAGATCTTCCTAAAGGTGCACAAGTATTTCCGGACGTAAGTTCTATTGATTTACCTGATTGGGGTGTTCCGGAATGGGATTCTCCCTCTCTTTCTCCCACCTTTGTAGGAGTAGATAGTACTGGACAACCTATAATCTTTAACGATTATAGTGATTTGAGATACGAGATAAAGGGCTTGCGTCATGAATTACATAGTATTGGTAAGCAACAACACAAAGATGCTTGTGCCCGTGATTATAAATATTATATGCTTTCCCGGTTATGATTGAAAGACTGAATCAATTGTCTCTATACGATTTTATAGAACTTTCATGTGGTGATTGCTCTGTGTTGCTTTTACCACATGAGGAAATTAATGAGATGGACTTAAAGAAACGTGCATCCGATTTGATAATAGAATACAAGAAAATAACTAATCCGTCTGGATTGAAATCTGTATTAGTTGATCGTGAGGATATGATAAAAGAGAGATCACGTGTTTTGCTTTTTAAGATTTGTATTTCTCTGATTGCTATTGATGCTTATGAAGATGTTCGGGAAACTTTAGCATTGTTATCATATGATACGAAATCCATGTCTGATGAACAAGTTAAGTCTAAAGTTGAAGAATTGTTGCGATCTGCTTTATTTGAACAAAAGAGAAGCGATGATATGCGCTCTGACGAGAAGAAAGAAAAGGCTACTCCAGAGCAAATACGTTCTTCTTTTGATGCTGAAATAGCTTTTCTTATGACTTTTTTTAAAATGAATATTGATGTCCGTAATATAAATGCTGCTGTTTATGCAAACATCGTCCATCAGGCAGATGTAGAGATAAGCATGAAGAAAAAAAGGACGTAAATGTTATATTTCATGTTGATATAGAATTAATTAAATCTCAATTACAATCGAATTTTTTCGAAGGTCGTTAGTAACTCCTTTTTAGGAATCACAAACGACCTTTTTTATGAATAGAAAGAACAACGCAAACTGCATAAATAAGCGTTTATGCAATGTTTTATTGTCAGAACTTCGTACCTTGGAAACGAAGTGTGATCGGATAACATTTGAAGTATCCGCAGTAAAAGAAATGATTGCCTCGTTACCCCCTGACATAGGCACTATCATTAGTTCTATTGAGCGTTCTGCTAAAGAAATGCACGAACAAAGCATAATGCATCGGGAATATGTGGAAAGGTGCATTAATGGTGAACCTAAGATACACCTAATAAGGAGGGCTGACAATGGACTTTGAAAAGGAAGTATCAGAAATA